AGAGCATTTGCAATAGCTCCTACTGCATCATGTTCATATAGAAGTAAAGATCTAGATGGATTTACCTCTACACCAGAAATAGCACCACCTATCTCTCGAACAGTTGACAGAGACTCAGGGGAATTTGGAGTAGTTAGATACGATTACGGTGACGTAGAAATAGCCAGCGAAGTAGGCTGGGATGCATATAAAAAAGTAGCTGACAACATAATGTTGTTGTTAGAAAAAACTGGCTTGCTTCATGGCTATAGCTTCAACTCTTGGAGTGACATGGTGACTTACGATGAAGCATTTATAGAAGACTGGCTTAACAGTCCACAAACAAGTCTCTATTATTCGCTTCAAGTCATGTCTGATGTCCAAGATAAGTCTGATGCTTACGCAGCTATTGATCAAGGAGAAGTCGATGCATATCTTGCTGGGATATTAGGGACAGAATCATCATCATCATGTGACTGTGCTCAATGAACCCATACGAAAAATTATTAAACAGAAAAAGAACTTGGACACCGGTCCAAACAACTAAAGGAAAATTCAAAAGTGGAGCAGAAGAAACCATCTACCGTGCTCTTGCAATACGCCACATGGAACTGCCGGTTGGCGACTTTATATCTGGAGCACTCTCTGAAATTCCTCAAAAGAGTAGAGAACTTTTGGAGTCAAACGTAAAGGATGAGATAAAGCATGACCTAGCACTCGGATACATTACCAACGCCCACGGCGTTAATGACCAAGCCGAAGCTGAAGCTTTACGCCTACGAGATGCTTGGCTGGCTCATCCTGATCACACAATTCTAAAGGCATTGGTAATTGAGAGAGCAATCTTCTTTGTTCTCCTACCATTCTTTAGATTCAACGGAGACGCTGGACTGGCTACAGTTTCAGCAGACATCTCCCGTGACGAACAAGTTCACGTAGCAACAAACTCCCTGGTATCACTGGAGTTAGGGCTAACACCTAGTCAATCCTTAGACAAATTAAGAAAGGCAACTATCAATTGGATAATGCAGCCCCTTCAATATGAATCAAGCGATAAATATTTGAGCAAAAAATTTTGGCTCGATGCAAGTGATCGACTTATGTATGAAGGTAAAGCACCGCAACTTTCTGAGACAAAAGCTGGAAGAATGCCAGCATTTTTTGAACATGACAACAGAAATCTCCCTCAATACGCTTAGACTTCACAACGACAGGTTGGACAAGTTAATAGATAAGCTTGAGGAAAATTTTGGTTGGAAACCTATCCATCCTAAAGAAGACATAAACACAATTATGTACAGAGCTGGGCAAGCCAGCGTCATTGAATATATAAGATCCATTATGGAGGAAGAAATCTAATGTGTGTATTCGGAGGGGGAAACCCTGCACCACCACCACCAGCTCCACTACCACCAGCACCTACCCCACCACCAGCACCTCCAGCTCCATTACCTACACCGGAACCAGTCCAACAGGATGTAAACCCACAGGTAAAGAGAGCTAAGAGTAAGAAAGCTAAGGGTGAGTATGCACAAGGTAGTTCACAATTAAAAATAGCTTTAAAACCTAGCGTGAATGTTGGACAGAAAGGTCCAGCTGGAGGACTTAATAAATGAAGACAGCTCGTGAGAGATACAATCAGCTATCAAATGATAGAAGACAGTTTCTAGATAAAGCAGTTGATTGTTCTGAACTCACGTTGCCATATTTAATACAGGACGATACATCGTCAAAGCCAAACCACGAATCATTAAAAGTACCTTGGCAATCAGTAGGAGCTAAGTGTGTAGTGACACTTGCAGCAAAATTAATGCTTGCAATTCTGCCACCACAGACTAGCTTCTTCAAGCTACAGGTTAAAGAGGATAAGTTAGGAGACGTATCCAATGACCCTAAAATAAAAGGAGAACTTGATCTATCTTTTTCAAAAATTGAGAAGATGATCATGGATTATATTGCTGCTTCAAATGATCGAGTGACTATTCATCAGGCACTTAAGCATTTAATAGTAAGTGGTAATGCACTTTTATTTATGGGCAAGGATGGTCTTAAAGCTTTTCCCTTATCTAGGTATTGTGTGAATCGTGACGGCAACGGCAACGTGTTGGAAATAGTCACAAAGGAATTAATAAGTAGACAATTATTAGAGCACGACATTCCAGATCCCCAACCTAATCTTGTGCAGGATGAAACTGAGCACAAAGAAAAGGATGATGTAGAAGTATTTACTTACGTCAAATTAAAAGATGGAAGATGGGAATGGCATCAAGAAATTCTTGGAAAAATTATACCTAAGAGTCGCAGTACTGCACCCAAAAATGCTAGTCCCTGGCTCGTTTTAAGGTTCAATACTTGTGATGGAGAAGACTACGGTCGTGGCAGAGTAGAAGAGTTTCTTGGGGACCTTAAAACATTAGACGGTTTATCCCAATCTCTAGTGGAAGGAGCTGCTGCTGCCAGTAAGGTGATCTTTCTGGTCAGTCCATCTTCAACCACGAAGCCAGCCACTATTGCAAAGGCTGGATCTGGAGCCATCGTGCAAGGTAGGGCAGAAGATGTACAGGTCGTCCAAGTAGGCAAGAGTGCAGATTTTGCGACAGCGGCTAACATGACTCAGACTATAGAGAAGAGATTGTTAGAAGCTTTCCTTGTTATGAACATAAGGCAAGCAGAAAGAGTCACAGCTGAGGAGGTAAGACTTACTCAGTTAGAACTAGAGCAACAGCTCGGCGGAATCTTCAGCTTGTTAACGGAAGAACTACTTCGACCATATTTAAATAGAACTTTATTAGTACTAGAAAGAAGTAATCAAATACCAAAGCTACCAAAAGATATAGTTTCACCTACTATCGTGGCTGGTATAAATGCATTGGGCAGAGGACAGGACAGAGAGTCATTGACTCAGTTCATTGGAACTATTGCTCAGACATTAGGACCAGAAGCGTTGATGAAATATGTCGAACCACTTGAAGCTATTAAAAGACTTGCAGCTGCTCAAGGTATAGATGTTCTTAATCTTATTAAGTCACAAGAACAGCTACAACAAGAGATGGCTCAACAGCAACAACAAATGCAGCAACAAGCAATGCTTGAACAAGCTGGTCAAATGGCTCAGGCTCCAATGGCTGATCCTACTAAGAATCCACAATTAGCTGCACAGTTAGAGTCAGGTCAAGAACCACAACCACCACAAGAATAAATTATGTCAGAAACTTTAACCGTTAATACTGAACCAGAAACAGAGGTCCTAACTCCAGAAGAACAGGACTCTCTTAAAGTTGGTGAAGAATTACAAGCTGAACAGGAAGGATTATTAGCTGGTAAATATAAGGATGCTAAAGATCTAGAGAATGCTTATTTAGAACTGCAAAAAAAATTAGGATCTAAAGATGACGTACAAGAAGACGAAGAAACCACCGAAGAAGTAGAGAAATCAAATCCTCATATGGATCTCATCTCTTCAGCATCAGAAGAATATTATGCTAATGACAATTCTTTATCAGAAGAGACTATAGAAAAGTTCTCATCAATGAGTAGTAAGGAATTAGTTAATGCATATATTGAATCACTTAAGAATGCTCCAGCTCAACAACCAGCTGAAGTAGATATGAGTGAAGCTCAAATAAATGATGTACAGAATTCCTTGGGAGGAGAACAGCAATACAATCAAATAGTTAGTTGGGCTGGACAGAATCTACCTAAGCAACAAGTAGATGCGTTTGATCAATTAGTAAGTACAGGAAATACTGAGATGATTAAGTTAGCAGCTGCTGGACTTAAGTCACAGTACAACGATGCTAATGGTTATGAAGGGCAAACTCTACAAGGCAAGCCAGCCAAGTCAAGCGGTGATGTATTCCGCAGCCAAGCTGAATTAGTAGCAGCTGTAGGAGATCCACGTTATGACAACGACCCAGCATATAGGCAGGATGTTATAGCCAAATTAGATAGATCAGGATTAGATTTCTAATGAACTTAGCAGAAAAATTAAAAGCTAGAAGAGAAAAATATGAAGATGCTGGAGCTGCTACAAAGATAGACAGATCTAAAGCTGAAGGACTTCTAGAAAAATTAAAGATTCTTAAGAAGAAGAAAAAGAAAGACAAGAAGAAATGAAGATCTGCATATTAGGTGGAGGTCTAGCAGGATTTGCTACTGCTGCTGCACTTAGTAAATATGCAAGTTATTCAACCCACCCAGTGGAGATTAATTTAATTCATAATCCCACCATCAAGGCTTTAAGTGTAGGCGAGAGTACTCAATTACCAATTAATAATTTATTCAATTTCCTGGAAATTAATGATTTTGATTGGATGAAAGAATGCGATGCTACTTATAAAGCTGGCGTTAGGTTCCAAGACTTTAATCATGGGACACATTTCTTTTATCCATTTTCTAAAACAAAAACTCCAAGTGGTAAGGAATGGTTTGAAGCTAAAGAAATACATGGATTTACTCCAGACTTAGCATCATATTATTTCCAACCAAACCAACATAAATATCTAGTTCATAATAAATTATCCACTCACTTATCTACTTCATTTCATTTCAATGCTTCTAAA